TGGTTATGAGCCAGACGAGCTACCACTGCTCCACCCTGCGTCAAACTGGCTCCCTAAGATGGATTCGAACCACCGACCAATTGATTAACAGTCAACTGCGCTACCGCTGCGCCATTAGGGAATAAAACTGGTGCCCCCACGACGACTCGAACGCCGGACCTGATGATTACAAATCAACTGCTCTACCAACTGAGCTATAAGGGCAAAAACTTATTAGAAGAATGCACTGGACCAGCGCATGCCATTTGCAACTAACATCATCGGAATCGAACCGAGCAATGCACTCATCTAATAAGTCATGTGGGAGAGCCGAAGCCCTCCCGACACAAACTTTATCCAACAATGTCAAAGAACCGAAACTGTATTTATACACTTTACTACACTTTTTAGAGTAAGTCAAGTTCTTTTTGAAACTTATTTTGAAAAATCTTCTGGTCGATATGGGTCGTAAAATCTTCCCCACATCCAGCCAGAAGGTAGTATGAAAGTAAGTGGGTCTACCAAATGCGTTTTACCACTAGGGTCGACACACCACTTTCGTCTTCTGTGTCTCGCTTTCATCGCTATGAGATTGCGAGTTTCCCATGATTGGCGTCTGCCATACATAGGATTGTTTTCGTTGCGCCTTGTTCCTCGCATCTTGCGACGAATTTTGGCCTTTGTTTCTTCTTTCAAGCCACCCCAGTTGGGGTTGTTGCTTCCACTTAACGCTAGAGCAATCTTTCGTTTATGCTCCGTTGTTAGATTTGGTATCTTCTTTCTAGCAACTTTATCCTTGAATGTCAACCCCTTTTTTAAACTGTCTGCTTTTTCTCTGATATATTCGATATTAGAGTTTTGCAGCAAAAGTTCTCTGGGCTTTGGTACCTGTTCCGGGTCCTTGACTAACCAGATTTCGCCTTTGTGTTTAAAGAGGAAGTATCTCACTTATAACACCTTTATCCAGCAATGTCAAGTCATGTTCGCGGTCAATATATTTAAATTCAACATTTACCGGCATAAAATCACTTAGAGCCAGAAATACATCATCAACATTCAGCTTTGAACAGGTATAGACATCCAGTTGCATCAATGCAGGGTTCACTTCATCCCAGACATGCATGGCAATATGGCTTGTTTCGATAATAGTTACCGCTGTCAAACCTTGATTGCCTACCATATCAGAATAAACCGCATAAGGACCCATAAGAATCTTCATATCAATCTTATCAACCAAAAGTTTCATCCAGTCCTGAATGGCTTCTGCGCACTTAGGCGGATTTTTAAGTTCGGCACGGATGATTAGGTGCTTATGTTCCAGTATTTGACCCATCAAAGTATTTCCCTAGATAGTGGAGAGAACTTCTATTTATTAGGAGTCCACCAGATACTTTTGATGAAGTCATTACCAAAGTTTTCTACCGCATATTCATAATTTTGCTTACAGTGAGGAATAGTATCATATATCATTTGTTTCTCTTCGTCTGTAAACTCGTTCACATCTAACAATTTGTTTGCCACTCTAGTAAAATTGAAATCAGTATAAGGAATTTGCAAATACTCACACAATTCCATCATACTATTTTCTGTAAACAGCGTCTCATAAAATCCAATAAAAATATTTCCAAAAACTTGGCGATAATTCTCTATCGTTTTTTCCCAATTTAGCAATCGGTATTCAAATGGAACAGAAATGGTCAATACATTATCTAACGTAACAGGAACATCACTTGAAGTATTTTGTCGATATCTTTTAAATGTATCAGACATATTTTCTTTGGAGTCCAGAGACAACTTAGCGATTACATCTAATTTTGTTTCTGAAATTTTCTGATTTATTGGATCTCGGAGAATAATTACCGGGCGAACTTTGAATCCATACAAGGTTGCCTTTGTGGCAAACTCTTTGAGTTGTTCTATTGTTGCAAAACCATTGGAAGGCGACATTTCACCCAGAAGTTTAACCTCGGGATTTTCTGCCAGTTTTCTATAATGGTCAAAGAAACTGGATTTATCAAAGTCAGGATTCAGTGTGAACCCATCCATAAAAAGAAAATATTCTTTTATGCTAGATAGATCACAGTCCCCACGGCCGTTTAACTCCCCATACAACCACGTGCTTCCCGCTCTTGCGCAACCCGCGTATAAAAGCAAATTTATCACGAATTATTCCGAGAGCGGTTCTGACTTTTTTGATACCTTCTTCTTCTTAACCTCGGGCTTTTTCCAACCAGTAAGAAAACTATCTAGCACATCGGCAAGAGCAGGATAAACATCCAGAATTGTCTTATCTTTTGCCGCATCCAAAAGAACTTGTTCGTCAGGATGAACACCCTGGCAAATCTGCATCCAGATTTCTTCTCGGCGCCACTGAGCGACATTTGCTGCGCTGCCATTAGGAAGAAGAGTTAGAATGCGTCTAAATTCCATTGTGATAGTGGTGTCAGACATACCAGATGGTAGTCCTTCATTCTTAATCGGTGTCTTGCCTTCGGGTAGATTATATGGACCTTGTTCATATCCTACACCCCATGCCAAGAACCGCATAAGAATAGAATTGCCAGTAGAGATTGCACGAACTCGTTCACGTAATTCGTCTACGTTCTTTACCTCTGTTGCCCAATCTAGGGCTTCATTGATATACTTAAACTTCTTAGGCTGTAATCTTGTTGCCATCGCTAATTCTCTTTCTCAATTCAGTAGTGCTAAAGCTATGCCGGCGACTATTGTAATAAACTTCGATTCCTAGTTCGTCACCAGTAAACCGCTTATCGTAATAATCTTGGCCGATGATGCGAACATCCCAGTCATAGCATTGTAGTATATTTAGCAAGTCTTCTTCCGTCGTATATGGAATGATATCGTCCACATACTTACAGGCTTGCACCTGAATATATCGCTCAACCAAAGATTGAACAGGCTTGTTCTTCTCTGGTCGGTCAATCGTTGGGTCAGTCTGTAGTGCTACGACCAATCGGTCACACTGTTCTTTGGCTTCCTGCAGCATAAGAACGTGTCCTGCGTGAAACAGGTCAAAGCAACTGGCTGTGATGCCTACTCGTTCGGTGGAGCTATTAAAATTCATCGATCAAATCAATCATCTGTTTCATACGGTTTGCAATAAAGTAGTTCAGGAGACCACTGCGGTCACCACCCTTTTGCTTTTCGTAACTATCTATGATAGCTTCTTTAATATCTTCTGGAATACGCGACAAGTCAACCAGTTCACGGTTGCGCTGGAAGTTACGCCACATTTCATCACTGGTGATGAAGTCTTCTGGCTTCTGGTGTTTCCACTCAGCGACCTTATCTTTCTTCATGGGACGCTGGCGTGAACCAGTCACGAACGTATCATCATCTGATAAGATGTTAGGAACACCGTCACCCTTATCACCCATGATAATGTGTTCCATAAGAACAGCACTAGGTGACTCTGTTATCTTAACAAACTTTTTTTGGACAGGAGCATACTGCTTGACGTTCGACCACTTCTGTAACTGATTGAAGTCGTGGTCACCAGAAAGAACGAGAAACGGCTCTGCACTGGGCAGAAGGCCATCGACATTCGAAGTCTGACTATATTCAGCCAAAACACCTATTACATCATCTGCTTCTGCACCGTCAACATCGATAACAGGATACGGAAAGTGTTCTGACAATTCAGCACGAACCTGATGCAAGGCTTCGAAGATAGAATTCCAATCAAAGCCACTATCTGCGCGGTTCTTCTTACGATTAGCCTTGTAGTTAGGGAAGAACTGACGGCGCCAGTAGTGGCGATTATCACATGCAATAACAATCTCGCCAAACTCTGGTCCGAACTTACGCTTATAAGAACGGATTGAATTGATAATCATGTGACGAATAAGAGGCAGATTGACCTCTACATCACGGCGACCACCAAGTTCTGCCATCATGTTGCTAATTGCAACTTGGTTAAAATCTACTACAATCATTCGCTTTCACCCTTGCTTTTAGTTAAGACTTCGCGAATGTCATCCAGAAGATTTATTTCTGGACAGTGGACGCCAGCTTGACGCATATACATGCCTTGAATCATAACAGCAATAACGGCACAATCGCCGTTAAAGTTGTCATTCAACTTACCTAACTTCTTGTCTACGGCTCTTAAAATGCCATTCATACAAGCATGGGCAAAAGCCTCAGCGTCTTGATATGCAGCATATTCGGTAGCACCTTCAAGAAAGTAATTGTAGGATTCCAAATCTTCTTTTGTGGGCGGTGCCGCACGAGGTCGAAGATATGTAATGTTATCATTGTCTGACATTAAAAGACTTTCAAAATTAAAGTTGTTGCCGTGAGTCGAGGGCGCACATTCGCATTCTTACTTTTAACAGAAGAATACCATTTTGTCAAGTCTTTTTTAGCGGTCGCAGAAAATGCAGGAATCTGTTCTTCTGGCTTTCGAAGCAATTTGCAACTGGACATGGCCTCATCATAACCCACGAGAGATGCACCCTTTACAGTGATGCCGCCACCGACTGGACTATAATACTTGGAAATCTTCCGGGTCTTTGTATCGAACGCCCAGACTTCGCTACAGTTAAGAAGGTTGATGGGGTCAACGCTCTTGCCGAACTTAGGGTCTTCTACCAAGAACTTGATAGCCCGTACCAGTTTAGTTTTATCTTTGGGCTTCTTACTGCGAACCTTGGCAACTTGCTTACTAACATAAGCCTTCTTGAGGTCATTGACATAACCTTCGATAAGCTGGACAATCTTCTTGATGAGTGTGATACCAGGGAACGGGAAAGAATCCATGAACTCAATCTGTTCTTCGGTCAAAGTCTTTCTATCTGTCCGACGAAGTTCCAGAACTTCTGAATATTCTGCCAGAAGAGGCTGGAGCTTATCAGCACAAGCCGCATACTGCTTATCATTCATCTTATATGGCATTAAAATTTGAGCCATGTTCTTATTGTCTTCGCCAGTGATAAGATTTTCGATTTCATCATTTACAAGAGACAAGATGTAGGTAGAAGCCAGTTTAACGGGCTTGACTACCTTGATCACAGGAGCGGCAACAGGCTCATCATCGTCATCTGACTTGATGCGCTTGTTTGCTACTTCCTGAATCTTTTCCCAGATGCGGTTCTGGTGAACCTCGCTTACTGGGAAACCACGCATGGCAATTCGAGCCGTGTTGGCATAGGTTCGAGGTAGAAACTTATCCGGTACCTGACTGACAGCCTTTAGCTTCTCTTTATCGGCTTTGAACCAATCAGTAAGAAAAGCGCGACAGTCTTTGGCATCTACGATATAGTTATACCAGTTAAGAGCATTGCCGAACTCGCTTTGATAGTTTACAGGTTCATAACCATCAACCCACACGGGTTCGATGCCAACAAACTTCGACTCAGCAACAGGTACCTTAAGTTTATACATAATCACTCCTTGTCAATATATCTCATTATACGATATATCAAGGTATTTGTCAACCCTCAAATTTTACTGAAATTACAGTATCATAGCGAAAAGAACGCCATGCATTCTTATCGAGGTCCCATACGGCCAGCGAATCAGTAGGACCCTTTTTCTGAATTGATTCTTCGAGATCGGTTTGCTTTGGTAATACCGATTCTTGTAGGGTGCAACGCATTACCCGCTCATCACCATTCTGCTTCGTAAAAGTAACTGTGCCTACCTTAGCACGAAGATTGTTTGTAAGGTCTTCGCGCATTGCTTCAACGTCGGTCATCATTTCACATTCTCCTAATATTTTTTTCATCGACTACAATTTGACCTCTTGCATTTTTGCGAGGAGGGTCTGGCATAGGAACATCATGAGTAGAACCATGCTTCTCAAACTGAAAGAAGTCTGGAACTTCTGGTATGAGGGCTTTTGGTTTCTGCTTACGTATTTTCTTAGCTTTTGGCGTCTCGGTTGGAGCTTTCGGTTCATCCACTTCAACTGAGACAATATTCACTATATCTGATTCTTCTCGTTTTGTCAACCCTAAAAATGTCATATTTGCTGCAATTATCAAAAGAATTGCCAGCGGGTCGAAAACAAAGATAAGAATGATAATCATCATACGGACGGCCTTGTCGATGGTGGCATTATCACCACTCCCGTAGAACAGTTCCGCTACGTATTTGATTGGCCCTACTTCCGCTTCGAGTATGAGGTTCTCTGTTTTGAGCGGTATGAGATTAGTCTCAATAGTCTGAATGTTTGTAGCCGCAGCCTCAATTTCCTTATTAAGGGCCGCGCGTTCTCTCTTTTGTCTATTTCTAATGAAATTAGCATCGAGGATATTTTCGCTAGTAGTGAGTCGGTCCAAAGTATCCAGAGATGTTTGTGCATTCTTTAGTCTCCTTTCAGCCGAAGTCTTCTGACTTTCTAATTGTGCAATTTGCAATTGTGCTGAACCACCAACAGTGGTGTGTTCAATATGCGCTTTACTTAGATAGCCGAATACACCCATGCTGGTGATGAACGACAAGACTACCACTGCTATTGTAAAGTATGTCTTCAATAGCCTATTGGCAATCTTCCAGTTGCGATACACCCAACTTGCTGTCACAAGTTTAGCTAGTTCTAGGACAATACCCATAGCAGCGATTGCAATAGGTGAAGCAGGAAAGATGGCCATCAAGCCTAATATAGAAAAATAACCAGCTACACTAGTAATCGCTAGTGCTACCAGCATCAAGAGGGCTGCGAAAAACATCCAGGTCTCCAGTCAGGTAACTTTAATTCTTTCAAGTGCGATAGTCGTAATCTAACATTCCACATGTCATTGATACACCGATCATCAAATCGGTGCTCCCATTGTAGAATATGTTCAACTGCTTTTGCGTGAGATTTGCCGGCATATTCTGCAACAACTTCTTTACGCATTTCGCCTTCGTAGTTGGTAACATATGTAGAACTACCAAAATATTTTTCAAATAGTTTATCTGTCTTACATGAATAACCAATATAGTATTTGCCGTCGTCAAAGTAGGTGCAATAAACTCTATGCACTTTCTTTGGCAACGGCTTCTTCTTTTTAATAACCATTAGTTCACTCCGAGTGTGAACTATTTATTCGTCCTCGTCCCAGTCATCAAACTCGAGGTCTTCTTCGGCTATCTTGGTTCCACAAAACGGACAGTATTTAGTTTTGTAGTATTCTTCATCCAATTCATGCTCCACCAAAAACACGGCATCACATGAAAAGCATTCCTGTTCTTCCATTATGCAGCTCCCCAAACACTTTCCCATGTACCAGATAGAGCGCCCTTGGCGTAATCGGTAGCACGATTTTCAAAGAAGTTGGTGTGAGTAGGCGCATTAATCATTTCTTCGACCCAAGGCAGTGGATTCTTCTTGACTTTAAAAATGCCCTTCATACCAAGACTAATCAATCTACGGTCACAGATGTAACGAATATACTTTTTAACATCGGCTTCTGTTAAATCTTCCATCTCACCCATGGAGAATGAAAGTTCGATAAACTTGTCTTCCAGCTCTACCATCTTTTCTGCGATGGTATATATGCTAGACTTTAGCTCGTCATTCCAGATATCTCTATTCTCTTCAACATATGACCGGAACAACTTAATCATCGACTCGGCGTGTTGCGTTTCATCAACGATTGACCAAGTAACAATCTGGCCCATTCCCTTCATCTTTCCGTGACGGGGAAAGTTGAGGAGCATGATGAAGGACGAGAACAGTTGCATACCTTCAGTGAATGCCGAAAATGCAGCAATATTAGTAGCGATAGTTTCAGGTGTTGCGCCCGCATTTGACAGGCCTAAGAAGTAATCGTGCTTTGCTTTCATCGAATCATACTCAAGAAATTCTTGATATGTCGTTTCAGGCATACCCAGAGTTTCAATAAGATGTGAGTAGGCTGCGACATGCAATGCTTCTCTGGCAGCAAATCCCATAAGCATCATACGAATTTCAGGCTGAGGAAAATATGGTAGATAGTTATTTACATAACCACCAGCCACATCGATATCGCCTTGTGTAAAGAAACGGAAAATATTCGTGAGGAAGTGCTTTTCACCATCGGTGAGGCGCTTCTTCCAATCGTTGACATCTTCAATCATTGGAACTTCGGTGTGAAGCCAGTGTGACTGTTCGTGCTTCAACCAAGCATCATATGCCCATGGGTAATTGAAAGGTTTAAAATAAGAACGTTCGCTTAAAAGATTAGACATTATACCTCCGCTGCCCATTTGATTAGATCGTCATAACCACCCACATGCTCACCGTTAATCCAAATCTGTGGAACGGTGGTCACATTGGGAAGTTGTGCTGTAATGTCTTCCCAGAAACAATCTTGGCCAACTACCATCTCAGTATATTTAATATCCATGCCCTGCATAAACTCTTTTGCTTTTACGCAATACGGGCAATCTGGTTTTGATACTATTTGTGCAAAATATTGTGTCATTCGTTTACCCTTCGCAAGCTATACAAGCATCGCCGTCAATCATCGCCTTAAAGTCAATTTCTTTAATTGCGTCTCGTTCGATACGTTTCGATACCTTATCTGCCTTACCAATCTTCTCGGAGCGGCAGTAATATAGCGTTTTTAGACCCTGTTTCCATGCAAGATAGTGTACCGCATGAAGATATTTTATATTGGCATCCGGGCGGAAGAATAGATTGAGAGACTGTGCCTGATCAATAAACTTCTGTCTGTCTGCCGCATGTTCAATCACCCACCGTTGGTCAATTTCCATAGAAGTTTTAAACACTTCTTTGGTTATTGCATCCATCCATGTAAGGTGCTGCACAGAACCATCGTTGGCGATAATAGAAGACCAAGTCTCGTCATACCAACCATCTTTGTGATTTGCAGCTTCTATATTGATAATAAAGTCAAGGTATTTATTCTTATTAAGGAATGAACCAGATAATGTATCTTGACGATATGCGTTTGCTCTCCATGGTTCAATCGATGGACTGGTATTGCCCATGATGATTGACGAAGATGCATTAGGTGCAATTGCCTGCATATGCGAGAAACGACGACCTGTACCAGCAGCATCAGGTGCTTCGCCTCGTTCTGTACCAAGTTCTAAATTCGCCGTATCTAGACGGTTCTTGATATGCTTAAACATACGCATATTGGTACCCTTAGCAACAGCCGATTCCCACGCAATTTTTTTACGTTGAAGGTAAGCATGGAAGCCCAGTGCGCCAATACCAATCGAACGTTCGCGCTTGGCAGAGTAGATTGCTCTGGCAACTTGCTTAGGAGCGTTGTCAATAAAATACTGTAGAACGTTGTCTAACATTTCTGCCATGTCCTTGAGGAACAACGGATCTTTCGACCATGCATCATAATATTCTAGATTGACAGAAGACAAGCAGCAAACAGCCGTGCGTTTTCTATTGGTAGGAAGAATGATTTCAGAGCAAAGATTGGACTGGTGTATCTTTAGCCCTAATGCCTTCTGAAAATCTGGCAACGCACGGTTCGAGGCATCGATAAAGTGAATATAAGGTTCACCAGTCATCATGCGTAGTTCTAGAATCTTCTGCCAAAGTTCCTTAGCAGAAACAGTATCACGAATTTCACCTGACTTTGGATCAGTCAGATTCCAGCTATCATCGGTATCATCATCTGCCATACAACGTTCGATGATTTGCATAAAATCGTCGGTGATATTGATTCCGTGGTGCAAGTTGAGCGCCCGCATATTCGGGTCACCCGTAGGTTTTCTCATCTCTAGAAAAAGCCCAACATCAGGGTGAGAAATATCCAGATAAGCAGCATAAGAACCACGACGAGTGCGACCTTGACGGTAAGCCATAGAAGAAGCATCATAAGTGCGAAGGTGAGGCATAACGCCAGTAGACTTATCATCTGCGGCACGAATACCGAAACCAATACCAACGCCGCCACCAAGCATAGACAACCAGTTAGTTTCTGAAAGATTTTCAACTAGACCCTCCGCAGTATCATCAATGAAGTTTAGAAAACAACTGATTGGCATTCCGCGCTTGGAACGACCAAACGAAAGAATGGGAGTTGCATATGACAACCAGTGCTTTGATGCATATTCGTATAGACGCTGCGCATGTTCAGGATTAGAACCGAACGTCTTTGAAACAAAAGCGAATCGATGTTGAGGAGACGTTTCCTCGTCCTTCATATATGATTCTTGAAGTCGCTGAATACCTAGTTTGTCAAACAGGGAGTCCCGTGATAAGTCAATTTCAATATCCAGATAATTCTCTCTTGCCATTTATAGTCCCTGTTCCTTTAACACCTTTTCGATGTCTGGTTTAAAGTAAGTTTCTGGTTTCAGAATCTTACCGTCTGCCCGCTTCTTAATCTTTCCACTCTCGGAAACCTTGCTCATATTCGACGCACGAACTTCTTCCCACACGGCATCAAAGTTGATACCTAGTGTGGCAAACAAACCCTTAACGACCCAGACTAAATCTGCACCGCCATCTGCAACGTCACCGATGTGGCGACGAAGAAATCCGTCACAAAGTTCACGGAATTCCTCATCAATTAGATTAATATATAGCTTGGCTTGAGCCTCATTATTTTCATTAAGATGTGGAGTTGCACCAATATACTGGTCGGCTGCGACCATAAACTGTTCAACATCATTCTGATAATTATTATTCTTCTTGCTCAATGTATAACTCCCATCTTCATTTTCTATCCAAATTATTGTATCACCGGGCTTCCACCCAGTTTCTTTCTCAAGTCCATCCCAGGCAATATAATGTTCATCTGAAACTGCATCATACTGCACGGTAACTGTATCCACCATTTTAATACTCCAAAGCTGATTTACAAATATCTTCTAAAGATTTAGTTTCAGTGAAAAACTTGCTCACTTCTGGTAGAACAGAAACTACAACTTCTCCAGGTCTTCTATCACAATACACTTTTTTGATGGGTTTGTCAATGACATTTTCCATAGCAGACACAACTTCTAACACAGAACTTCCTGTTGTGCTTCCTAGACATTCTACATTATTTGTTGCACCATTTTCTACTATTCTGTAAAGAGAATCCACAATATCTGTAATATGCGTATAATTTCGAATAGTAGTTCCGTCTCTAGTATCGTAATCAGTACCGAAGATCCCAACTTCTGGATACAAACCATTAGCAACTGCGGCCAATTTACGAATTAAATGATAGTGACTGTCATCGAACTTGTCGAATCCGTCGTTACCACTGACATTATAAAATCTAGCAATACTATAAGACGGAAGTAATGTAACTAAGTCTTCACCTGCTCGTTTACTTCCAGCGTATGGACTACTTCCAGGATTAAATGCAGAGCCTGTGCTACAGTAAACAAAATTACCTGTTCTGGTTGAATCTAGGACGTTTTGAGTACCTAAAAGGTTTGTCTTATAATAAGGAATTGGCATTGTAACGGATTTTGATACCATCGTCAATGCCGCTAGATGAACAACAGCATCATAGTCCCCGGCAAAAGTGGCAATTCTGATATCCCAAGGAATTACCTTACCCTCAATATACTTGGAAATTTCATTCTGTTGCAAATTGAAATCGGTGGCGTAAACGTGATGTCCACCTTCTGCCAACTTTTTGACGAGATGGCTACCAATATAGCCAGTTGCACCGGTAACTAGAACTTTCATTTATATTCCCGACTTTTTTGAGTTAAAAATTTGGCGAGAAAAAAATGTCACTTGCCGTTTTTCAAAGGTTCCTGGCTTTTTGGTCAAGGTAGTTTTCTTTCGAACTCTGCCCATGCCGCCATGTCATCTAGTGCCTTGATTACATCGGGAAAGTGTTGACCAATAATCTCCCAGCACTGTTCTGCTACGATGCGGTGTTCTTTCTGTGTGGCTTTGTCCATACGAAGTTGGCAGTAGTGAACCCACGAACGTAGCGAACCTGCCATGATAATGATGGACTCTGTATTACCTTCAGGTAGAACGGCGCGGGCCTGTTCTTTGGCAATACCATTCTCAATTGCCCACTCATAAGCATCTAAAGCGGCATCAGTGGCGTTTACCTGTCTCATTGCCCATTGTTCGGCCAATTCATTGTTTCCGGATCCCAATTCCACCGAGTTTTGTCGGTTATTGGCGTCCTGTAGTCGTGCTTCTCTAGTGACAAATTCAAGGCTTTTAGTCGGGTCTGCATATCTCTGCGAAAATTCTTGGAACGAAAAGGATCGATGGCGAAGAATTTGCCGAGCGATGTCACGAGTTGTTTTAATTTCCATTGATACATGTACCATCTCCAATGGTGACCAGTGTTGGTTCTTGATAAGATATTGAACCAACTTAGGTGCTGTTGCTGTATTGTTTTGATTTGACGGATTAGATACTCTTGCTGCCCACGCAACAAGTTCATTGGCAGTATTACATTCTGTGTAGGCACTTGGCTTTGTAATGCCAATTAAATTCACTTCACTCAACTTCAAATTCCTTCACTGCTTGGAACTGTGCCTTACTTACGAAACCAACACCCAATAGATGGTCTACACGGTCAGTTGCGTCGGCATAATCTGCATATCTACCATCATCGAACCACCACCAACGGTCTAGACCTAGAAACCAGCGAGGCTCTCGGCGGTATTCGACCAACCACATATCGTCTGTTCGATGAATACGTAGCTTTGTAATTCTGGTATGACGGATTTCTACGCCATATTCATTAGCGACCAATTCGCTCATATCTTTCTCCACATGGCATATCTTGCCTTTGCTGCTAGTCCTTGAAACGTATTATCATTTATAATAGCATGAATTTCATCGGGTGTCAATCCATTTTCAATCATCTCATTGATATCTTTACCGGGAACACTGTCTGGCCAGATTACCATCTTATAACTCATATCTATATACTTATTCATCAACTTACCGACTTCTCGGTTTTTAGGTTGATTGTCAAAAATAATTGTTATTTTTTCTTTTTGTATCGGGAGTTGGTCGATTTTTCCGAATGACGTTCCAGCACAAGCGATAGAATTATCCAGAAAAAGGGAGTCAAGGGGCCCTTCGACGACGAGTATTTCTTTTGTAGGATCGACCTTATCCAGACCGAAAATGGATGGCGCATCTTCATCTACCTTAACATTAATATAACGTAACGACTCGCCTCGGATTCCGCGAAGGCTAACAACCAAGAGTTTACCAGAGCCATCAAAAAAAGGAATCGCAAGCCTCGGCTCGGTTGTGATGATGGACTCTTTGTATTTGGAATTAAGTTGTATGATGTCTTTAACATTAGGAATGAAATACAGCCGACTAAAAGCATCGCGAGGGATTTTGCGGTCAGTAACATATTGGATTACCTCATGATCATCTGGTAGTGTGTCAAGTCGATCCATAATCTGGTCGATCAATTTTGGGTCTGGCTTCTTGTTAAAGACTGGTTCAGAAAAATCTAGAACGTCTTGAATTTTCTTGTGAGACTTAGCAGGTCCAACTTTGGCTGTATCTGCATAGCGTTGTATGACATACTGCCTATATTGATTGTCATCAAACTGCTTTAGAAAGTTGCCGAAGCCCATAGATACGCCACAGTTGTGACACTTATAGTTTAGGTCATTCTTTCCTAAGAAGAAATAGCCGCGAGATTTTCTTTTGTTACGCGAGGAGTCACCGCAGATGGGACACCTGCAGTTCCAAAGATCGTTAGATTTTTTCTTGAAGTTCTCCAGGCGATACGAAATGGCATGGAGAAACTGAATATCAATATATGCACTCATAGATTCACTATACACCTTTATATGGTGTAAGTCAACCCTTTTAGAAGAACTTCATCACCATCGGTAATATTTTTGTGATGATAGCACCGATAACAATGCCACCACCTATCATAATATACTTGGTTCTTTCCAATTTGTCAATACGATTTTTATGTTTTTCTTCTTCTTTATCAACTGAACCCTTGAGGTCTTTGATAGCAGCAAGCATCTTGTCTTCGGTAGACTGAATTTTTGCTTCAAGTTCCCGAGTGGTTGTTGTGATACGCGAATGCAACTCGGCGTTACTTGCTTTGGTTTCTTGTCTATGCACCTCTAAACTCTGGTAGATATCTTCGTTGACATTTTCTTGTGCCTCGAGTTTAGTATCATGCACGGCAAGCATCTTATTGATGCAGTTGGAAACATCACCAATCTTTTCGATTGCTAGGTCAAGGCGACCGAACACAACCTGAATTTGCTTCAGGTCATGTTCGATTACCGCGACTTTGGTTTCCAACGATTCCATTTATTTTTTCGTTGCTGCTTTGACTTTTGCTTTTACTTTTTTCACTTCAGTTTGTACCGTCTCAGCCGCAGTTGCGGCTTCAGCGATAGAAATTTTACCATCTTTGTTTGTGTCTACGAGACCAAACAACTTCTTTAGTAGTGCTTTAATCTTTTCCATGGTTTATCCCCAGTTTGCGAATTGTTTTGTTTTCTTGATACGGTCATCTAGACCATGCGTTCCACCATTTACTCTACGAGTAATCTGACCAATAACTGCATCGGTAACACCCTTATCCGCGATTGCGAATAGACCATTCTTATTGAAGAACCAAAGCGCGGATTCGAAGGCAAGTTCTGTTGCTACGATGTCTGGGTTTGTCAGGACATCTGGGCGCTTGATTGATTGAGAGAATGCAGTGTAGTTATCTTTACCAGTTAACTGGATTGGACCACGACCACGGAACTTATATCCGTCACCCGATGACTCTGGCCCATTGCCCATACGATTAGCATACACTTTGTTTGCAATCTTTTCTGGCTTACGAGCATACCCAGCAGTCGAGGCGATGGTTGGAAAATACTTCTTGAAGATGCCGTTGAGGCCCTTGTCAGAGTAGTTTAGATTTTCTGAGAACACCTTAAATCCACCCGACTCATGAGCGCATTGTCCGAAGAAGTGCGCAGCCTGTGCAGTTGATAGTTTGAAGTGTTCTTTTGCACCCTTGAATGTACCAGGGCCCCACTTACCGTCAGCTGGAATACCGCACTTCGCTTGAAGTGCAGCCATTGGTCCAAGACCAGCAGTTGATGTTGCTTGAACGGCGGCCTTAGCAACTTGCGCTACTGCTTGAACAACAGGCGCGCCCGCTTCTCTGGTAGTCGATGGGTCAAAGTCAGCAACAGGTGTATACTTTGTGCCGCCAGCCTTAGACTTAGTGGCTATCAAACGTTGCTTACGATTGCCGCCTTCTTTCTTAATCGATGCATGAACCCAGCCAGAATTCTTATCACCAGCAGCATAGAACTCAAGGATAACCTGGTCAAACTCTAGGTTATCAGCAACCCAGTCAGCAACCTTCTTGTTGTCTACACCCTTGACTTCGAAGTCAATTGCTTGACCGTTAACGTGTTGAGAAGTCTTCGAACCACCTACTGCCTTGTTGACAAGGGGCGCGCGGTAAGAGGAGTTGATTGTTACTGGACCAAACTTCGCTCTTACTGGCTCAAGAATCTTCTCGCAACAGTAACGCATGTTTTCAATATGCTCGGCTGTTGGTGTGTTAGGGATGCCTAGGCGTTTGGCAGTAGGCGATACTGTCATTTCTGACAATGCAAAATGTTCTGTTAGTTGTGTCATTAGAATGGTCCGTGGTCTTCGTCTGAATCTTTATACTTATCAATTGCTGCCATCAGTTTAATTTCTGTGTCAGCTTCAATTGATTCCGCTTGGGCATTAGTAACATGCGCCTCTGCTAGTGCTTTGTGGTCAGTCTTACCTAGCTCTTGAACTTTGACGTTAGGGTCAAATTCAGAAGTCTTCATGCCCATCATCGTAGCAAAAGCACCGACAAAAGCACCGACAATGGTAGAGAATGCGGGTCCAATGATCTTAAAGATTTCGTTGTTGTCAACCACCTCGTTAGGAACGAACAGACCGATCATCATGGTCACAACAACAGACATCATAATGATGCCAAGAATAGCCGCGGCCATCTTCATGATGGTAAGTTGGATCTTACCCTTCTCGATTTCTAGTTCTTGGAGGGTATCAATTTCTTTACCCACCGAGAAAAAATTTAACAAACTCATTGTGCATTCCTTCTTATAATTTTCTTCTTATTTTTATAATTCTTTTGGGCTTTCTTAGAGACGCCTGGTTCTGCCTGATTTGGAATATTTGGATTGTTGATACCAATACCAGCTACGGCGCCACCTGCAACACCCATCTCTGTCACAAACTGTTTAAATGATAGCGTCTTATTCTCCAGCTCTTCTGCTAGAGCAATAACTTCTGGGTCTTCATGTGCCATGTAGAATAGTTCCTCTAAAATATCGTCATCATATTCTACACCTTCTTTTACCAATGCAACCGCAGCGGCAAAAGAAAGAAAGTTCTTACTTTCTACTGGCACCATATGAATAATTCTTTTCAATCTAAAAACTAAACGATGGAGATAAGTATATGCTTCTCTCTCAACATCTGTATTTAGTTTTGAAATTGGTGTGATTTCTTTACCCTTCTTGTCGATAATGCCTAAGCGGTATGCGTCCGTTCTTTCAAACGGAGTAGTGAGCATCCATAAGACGCGCAGTGCAATAGCATTATCGATCAACTTAGCCATCAATATTCCTTAAAGTTCTCGCTATGTTTAAATCTAAAGGTATTTCTGGTATATCATCTACAGTCATTCTATTTAGATAAACTAGAAATGTTTTCAGGTATGACCAATACTTATTTTCTAATTTATATAAAAGCATCAAAGTGGTTTCATTACCAAATACGTTATACAAAACTATTAAGTGATTGAGTATCAATCTTTCACTTAATACATCTGTTGTTACATATCTACGAAATAATCGTTTGATATACTTAAATCGTTTTAAATCTTCTTCAAGGTCAGACATACCAAGGCAACCTCGATTGTCATAACTCTTAATAGCAAAGATCAAAAAATTGTCATCATTTAGTTCAAGCATATTATGTTACTGTCGCCGTTCCCCCAATGAAATACCACAGTGTTCCTTGGAACATTAAAGTAGCGGTATCTCCTGCGCCATTAAAGACAATGCTAGAATGGCCAATATTATTCGTAATTGATAATGTGCGACTACCCGAATTTGATACCATGATAATCGTCTTAATCTGACCTTGAATACCGTCAGCAATTGTTAGTTCACCATTTGCATCGGGTGATGTAATCTTTGTTACCGAAGATGTGATTGAAATGGCACCCCTAGACGATAAAGTCTGTGGAGTGCCACCCAATACTAATTTCTCTTCTAAAACTACGGGAACAGGAATGCCCCCGAACAGATTAGCAATAGTAATCTTATGATCATATGGACTTGTATTTGGTTTCACTAGATAAAGCACATCAGCCGAATTCGCTTCGGTTGCTGGATTCATCGCGGTTACTTTACTGTCTGCCATTAGTTATTAATCCTCTGGGAACTCAATGTCATCAGCAGCATCACTGGAGATGCCGTTCTTTGAAAGTGCAACCAGAACTTCATACTGGATACGACCAGCGTGTGCACCAGTTAGAACCTTACGCTTGACCCAACCAGTGTGTGCAACAGCACCAGATTCAGCATTGTCAACACCTTGGTTCACACCGAGTGCTGCACGAGCAGTAGCAGTTGTCGCTGTCATAAGATCGAAATACTGAGCATTGTTTCCAGTGCCTGTTAGATTAAGTCGACCAGTCGATATGAATGTCTGCGAGTTGTTACCTGTGCCACTAATGTCGATAGCAGCGCCACCCGAAGTCAATGCTAGTTGGAAAGTATCGGTAGTCTTATTGACAACAAAGTAATCAGTGCCCGAAGTAAGACCAGTGATTGTAGTACCACCTTGGTTGTTGTAGTTAAGTTCTGCACCATTAACTAGTCCGTGAGCAGTTGAAGTGAAAACATTAGTAGTTGTGTTAACACCAGTAGTAGCAATTGTCATATTAGCAACAGCATTCGCACCACGAGCGGCAGTGTTATACAGGATGAAAGCACTTGAATTTACTTGTCCTGGATAGTAAGATGTTCCGTTTGTCAGACCAGCAAGTTCAGTACCACCATTATGATAATACTTGATTTCTTCGCCAGCAGTTAATCCGTGATTGGCATAAGTGATGGCTTCTGTTGTAGTATTAACGCCAGTTGTAGGAATAGTTCTGCGTGGAACTGAAAGATTTACAGTAGGAGCAGTTTCATATGAAGAACCGTTATTTGTTACAGCGATTGCAGTAACAGAACCAGCAGCAATAGTTGCAGTTGCAGCAGCAGAAGAACCACCACCACCAGAGAATCCTACGGCAGGAACTTCGAGGTAACGTGTGCCACCTTGGATCAAAGAAACAGCCGAAACATATCCACCTGCTTGGTCGCCGTGAATTTCAGTGCTTCTTACACCAAAAACTTGTGTCGATTCAAAGTCAGTTGATCCAACAGAGGCAACGAAAGTTGGTTTTTCGTGGGCTCTATATGTTTGACCAGAGAATGTAGTCAGAGTTGTTCCTGGATTTGCATTGATAACAGTCGCCACTGTTTCACTAGCAACGGCGATTACAATCATTTCCTGAGTACCAACACGAACGATATCATTAACAAGAAGAAGATCCGTCACGAACAAGGTGTCTGTACCTGTTAGAGTTCCGCGACCGTAATCTAGACTTAGTGTGAAAGTGTGTGAAGCACCTGAACCATCTGTCGAGGCGATTACTGTTGGATTATTGTGAAGTGCGTCTGCTTCTGAAGCAGCGACCATGAAAGTATTTGTAGTAACATTAGTTACGTAGTATGTGCTGCCAGATGTCAGACCTACAACAGAGGTTCCTCCACCGTTTGCATATGCAACAGGATCACCCAGTTGGAATGGATGTGCGGCAGAAGTATATACTCCAGCGGCATGCCCTGTTGCACCATTGAATGTGATAGCAGGTGCAGTAAGAGTTACTGTACCTGACACTGATTTATTATCTGCTTTACCCCATGCGGACATTAGTTGTCTCCCTTTTTATATTCTTGATCTACAAAGTTAAAAAATTGTTTGCGTTTTTCTTCATCAAGTTCCGAGGGAGACTTGATACCATACTGTGTAAGTGCTGCATCAAATGTGGTCTTATAAGACTCATTCATCTGTGTGATGGCAGCGATATCAGCCAGTGCTTCGCCGCGACGAGATTCTTTTGCAAGAAGTTTGCGCCCAGCACGAATGCGGCCATTTATACGGTTTCCATATTTTTTCATACTATTCGGGTCATTAACATTTGCAACGACTTCACCCGGTTTAGTCTTTGCCTTATCCATATAAGATTGGAGTTTACCCTTTGAAAGTTCATCGATTGTTTCTACTTCTTCTTTCATACCAGCATTCAGTTTTTTGGCATGAGCATTTGCAGCCTTGTGCTGGTCAGGAGATGTTTGCTTTGATTGGGTGTCTCCATAAGGAAACGACTTGACCACCTTTGATGTCATCAATGCCTGTCCCATCGCATCTTTTTTCCCAGTGGGAATTTTTTCGTTGACATGATGTGCATTATTAGCGGTGTGAACAAAATATGTTGCTTCATCAAGTTCGACTTCCTCAGTGCGAGAATTTTTCAAGTCTGCGGCACTAGGTGCACCCTCTGAACCTGGCTTGCGCATACGCTCACCTGACCCAGCTTTAATTCTCTTACGCTTGGCATGAATGTTATCCCATAGACCGCGCTTCTCTTCAAGTTCGACATCTTCTGGCAAACCTTTTTTACGGCGCATTGCAGCGGTGAAGTGGTCAGGTGTTCCTGTATCTGGATCCATTTTTAGATTGGCACCTGCCTTCATTGCTTTCTTAGCAAGATGTTGGGCTACATTCTTTATTGGGTTACCATACTCGTCTTTGCGCTCACCGGCTTTTTTATATGGACCTTTGAATGGCATTTTTTCTTCGTTCATCTCGCCTTGCATGTAGTTGCTTGCGGTTGAGATATAATCTTCTGCCAACGTAATCTTAGACTGCACCCACTCAGGAATGTTGGTGTCATCGGAAAGCATATCATGCATACGTTGCGAGTTGGCAATGATTGACTTCAGTTGACCCATTGCCATGTCACCTTCGTAGTCATACTCTGTCTTTTCTTTTGCTTCAGTAGCATAAGTCTTAGCACCTACTCTAGCCTTATTAAAGATAGAATCATCGCCCAGAACAATGAACATCATGGAATTTAAGAAGTTTGCCATGACATCGCGCTCGGCGCCTTGAAGTGGATAACCACCTTGTATCTTAGTAATAGCTTTGCGCAACAGAGGAATAGTATTCGATGGCATTAGTCCAGCACGGACTAGTTGCTGCAAACGCATATCCAAATCTACTGACTCTGCCATCACAGTGTCTTTAATTGTTTGTTCGAGTGACATTAGTATCTCCTTATCCTCTATATTTATCACTTAGAGGATGCACGGATCATCCAACCGTGTTTAGCATGAACGTCCAATCTCTCTTCGATTAAGTTCAATAAGCCCCTATTATTTTCCGCGTCTGCTAATTTATGGGCTGAATTTAAAGCCTCAATAACAGATGCGTTTGCGACATTAAGATCAGCTAACATACCAGATACATCTACACCATAGATATTAGATTCTTTGATAGTGGTAATCGAAGCCAACTCGGTCATATTATATGGAGCATATTCATCCAATGCTCTAATCTCTTCTGCAATGGTATCTACAGCCGCAAATAGTTCTTGATAGATATCAGAAAAGAAATCATGAAACTGTGAGAAGTCTTTACCTTCTACATTCCAGTGAAAGCCATGCGCCTTAAAATACATAGCGTATGTATTTGCCATTACAATTTTAAGGGAAGTATTCAACTCATCCATATTATCTCTTCTTTGTTCTTGCGTTAGTCACGCGGCTCTGGTCACGCTTTCTTTCGCTTTGTTGTAGGCGGATTGAAAGTCTTGATACCATAGGTGCCATACGCTTTACTTGTGCTTCGATACGTGCCTTTTCAGAGGCTGATACAGAAGATGGGTCGCGGTTACGTAGAATGCGCTTGTAAACCATTCTACGAGCGGCACGAATTGAGCGGCCCTTAATTACATCTGGCGTAGCAATACGCTTTAGCGCCATATTCTTTGCAAGATTACGGCGAGTCTTGTTGCGCATTGCAGCAAATCTTTTCTTTAGACGACCCTGAGGAGTGATGGCTTCATCTAGTTCGCCTTCATTCTCATCTTCGTCTTCGTCTTCGTCTTCTAAATCTTCGGCATCATAGTATTTACTTAGGTCTTGCCATGAAGAAGATTCAATTTCATTGGTGACATCAGCCTCAATTACAGCCAAGTCTGCCTCGGTGTATTGGTTTGCCTCGTTGTCGGCGTTCATGTCCTCTAAACCAGGTAGAGGTGATAGTTGATACGGCGAAGGATAATTTGCAGGCGAGATATTGTCTGTGCAAGGTCCCATTGTCTGACCCATTGTCTCTTCTGAGATAGCTCTCATGAAGTCAGCATGTGACTTGTGCGCTCTCTTCACTAGGCTTTCTTTTTCGATTGAAGACTTCAATGAGTGATAGCGGTCATTGAACTTCTCTACATGATTAGGTGCTACGTGGTGTTCTGCACCGTCATAGAACTTAACCTTGGAGCCAATGGAAGTGGCTTTACGAAGTTGCATAACAAGATGCTTAGGTTCTTCTGCTCTCTGGACTGCCTTTTTCTTTGCAATATCTTTCTTGGCCTTCGCGATTTTTTTCGGGTCGGCAAGTGTCTTTCGTAGTTTGGCAGCAAATTCAGAACGCTTCTTGGCACCTAGGGCCGAGATTTCGTCGAGTTGTTGTTCTTGGATAGCATCACCAGAAAATGGATTCATTGCTGGAATCTTATCAGCCGCTAGACCTTCTTGTCCCGGTGTCATAGCTGCCCACTTCTTGCGAAGTTCTGGGCTACCCCATTCGTCTTCTTTACCAAGTTCTTCTTTGACAGTGCTGTTGTTTAAACGTTTTGCCATGCCAGCACGAATTCGCGAGAGAGACCCAACACTGCTCTGTGGTGTTCTTGGTTTTTCAGCAGCAGGATGCATCGTAGGTTTAGCAATCGGCGGACGTTTTGGTGGCGTTTTCGGCGTATAACCATTACTAACGCTGTGTGCATTTTGGTCAATACCATACTCGTTTATCTGTTCGATTTCTTCGTTACAATTCCAGCGGCGTAGTGACATAGCCTTACGAGTTGGGCGTCCCTTCTCGTCCTTCATTGGACCTTTCATGCCACCCATGCGGGCGCAGAATGACTTGCGGCGACCAGCAGCTTCACCTTTTGGATCCAGTTTGCTAGGAGGTGTAGTAACAGCCGTCTTGATGCCCATGGCCTTGGCACCCTTGCGAGTTAGACCAGCCCCATCTTCTGTTGCGCGGTAGTGAC